GCGGCGTGGCTCGATGGCGCCGATGCCTTCGAGTGCGGCTTCAAGGATCTGGACGCGGCGACCGATGGCTTACAGCCGGGCGCGCCGGCCTCCGGTGAGCAGGAGGATGGCGCTGGCGCCAAGGCCGCCGGAGGCGATGCGCCACCCAGTCTGCACAAGTCCATCGCCCTGGCGCAGCTCGACGTGCTGCGCCTGCGAGCCTGACCACGAGATCCCGCGCGAGCGGGCGACACAGCGCCATCGGCGCATCAAGCAATGGAGTAGGGTATGAACAAGAACTCGCTGCTCGCCAAGCGTGGGGAGCTGCTGGATGAGGCCGAGAAGCTGATCGACGGTGCCACCAAGGCGCTGGAAGGCGATCAGCTGAAGCGCTTCGACGCGATCAAGGCCGAGGTCGGTCAGATCGACGCCCAGATCAAGCAGATCGACGATATGGACGCGCTGAAGTCCTCCTCCGCCACGCTGGTCTCGCCGGGCATCGGCGCGCCCGGAATCCTGCGCGGGGCCGAGGACGTGCAGCCCGAGAAGGGGCATGTCTTCGCCGCGGTCGTGCGCTCGTTCGCCTGCGCCAAGGGCAACATGGATGCGGCGCTGAAGATCGCCAAGGACGCCGAAGACGTGCACCTGCAGAAGGCGCTCATGGCGTCTGAGCCGGTGGCTGGCGGCCTTCTGGTGACGCCGGAGGTGGCCGACGACTTCATCGACCTGAACCGGCCGATGGAGGTGGTGTCGCCGATGGTGGATGACGTCCGGCCCCTCGACGCCGGTGCGCTGAGCATCCGCCGTGGCACCTCCGACGCCATCGCGGCGTTCAAGGGCGAGGGGCAGCCGGCTGCGGTGAGCACGCCCGGTACCGGCAGCGTTTCCCTGGTCGCGCGCGAGCTGTCCGCCATCGTGCCGATCAGCAACCGCCTCCTGCAGTTCACGCAGCGCAACAGCCGCGCGAACCGCGCCGACCAGATGGCGCTCAACTCGCTGCTGCGGGCCACAGCGCTCCGCAAGGATCTCGCCTACATTCGCGGCGACGGCAGCAACAATACGCCCCGTGGCCTGCGCAGCTTCGCGGAGGAGGCCGGCAATCTCGTGGCGGCCGCCGGCTCGGTCAGCGTGGTCAACATCGACAACGATCAGTCCAAGCTGCTGACGCGGCTGGCGAACGCCAACATCCAGATGTTGAAGCCCGGCTGGATCATGGCGCCGCGCACCCGCATCTACCTCGGGAGCCTGCGCGACGGCAACGGCAACCGCGTCTATCCGGAGTGCTACCAGAAGCAGGCCGACGGCCGTCACTACTGGGGCGGCTATCCGATCCTGGAGACCACGCAGGTTCCGATCAACCTGGGCGGTGGCGGCAACGAGTCCGAGATCGGCCTGATCGACTTCGCCGAGGTCGTCCACGGTGACATCGAGGGCGTGATGGTCGGCATGTCCACCGAGGCGACCTATTGGGACGGCCAGGCGTGGCAGAGCGCGTTCCAGAACTCCGAGACCCTGATCAAGGTCGATATGGCCGTGGACCAGCAGATGAAGCACATCGAGGCGTCGGCTTGGCTGACCGGGGTCACCTGGGGTGCCGGCGCGTCGTAATCGCGCTTCTTCCATCACCTCTCGGCAACGTCGCGATCCGGGCGCCCTTTGGGCGCCCGTCGCGTTTTCGGAAGAAGGAATCCTTCCATGGGTCTCTCTTACGCGACCACCCACAACATCGGGCAGATCGGTTCGAGCAAGCCGTCGCTCGCCCCCGTCGCCGGAACCGGTTCGCCGCAGGTCGGCGCCGCGGTGGACCGTCTGGGCTACTACAGCGGCATCGCCTCGGTTCTGTTCAGCACCTCGGGCGGCGTGAACAGCGGCACGATCACCGCGAAGCTCCAGCATTCGGTCGACGGCTCGACCGGCTGGGCTGACTACGGCGCCGCGGCGTCCAAGGTGCTGACCGGGACCAACCCGAGCGGCTTGATCGAGATTCCGGTCAACCTCGCGAGCGCCAATCGCTACGTGCGCGTGGTGGTCGATGCCGATCCGTCCGGCGGCACGCCGACCAGCATCGTTGCCGGCTCCATCGCCCTGTTCGGAAAGGACCGCATCTGATGAACAAGGTCGTTCGGCTGCTGCGCCCGTATCGCAGCAACAACGCCGGGGAGGTGTGCGGCTTCTCCGAGCAGGAGGCCGCTTCGCTCGTGGCGTCCGGGTGCGCTGTCGACGTCGGCGTGGGCAGCGAAGCGCAGACCCAGACCTCGGTCGTTGCGCTGGGTGCTGGCGGCGATGGTGAGGCTGTCCAGGATGCCGAGGGGGGCGGAAGCGGTGGTGAGGGTGAAGAAGCCAACGCTGCACCGCCGGCTGTCTCGGCGACTGGCCGCGCCATTCGTCACGCCGGCCGGGGCATGTACCACGTTGTCGCAGCGGATGGCACCTACGTGACCCCGGCCCCGGTCCCGAAGGCCGAGGCTGAAGCTCTGGCCGCGCAGGGGTGATCCCATGCCCAAGCTGATCGTTTCGAACCCGGTCCCGGACCGTTCGTTGGTGGACCTGAGCCGCGTGAAAACCGAACTCGGCATCACCGGAACGGAGCGCGATGATTTGCTCCGCGACTGGATTCGGGACGACAGCGACTTGGTGTGTGAGGTGTGCGGCGTCGCTCCTGATCAGAAGGGGCGACGCACCTTCCTTTCCGAGGCTGTGACAATCGTCTACGACGCGGCGCCCGGCTTGAGGGGCATACACCGTGCACCCCTCTTCCTACCCTGGCGATTGCCGCTCGATTCGGAGACGCTCACTGTCTCCATCGACGGCACCCAGGTGGACGAGAGTACCTATCGTTTTGATGCTGGCGCCGGACTACTGGAGCGATCCGGAGGCGGATGCTGGGGAGGCTGCTCTGTCACCATCACCGCGTCCGCCGGATGGGCGCAGGCGGACGTGCCGGTGGCCCTGCGCACGGCGGTGATCCGGCTGGTGCGCCTGCGTTGGGAAACCAAGGGCCGCGATCTGGCGCTGAAGGCGAAGACCGTCGAAGGTGTCGGGCGTGAAGAATATTGGGTCGGCGGCACTGGCCCAAACGGGCACTTGATCCCGGCTTACATCATGAGCAGCTTGATCGCGGCCAACCTTGTCGCGCAGAGGTATGTGTGAGCCATGGACATTGCATCCCTCACCGAAAAGGACGGCGAGCCGGTGGTGCTGCGTCGCAAGACCGCCGCCAATCCGCCGACCTTCGCCTCCGTGATTGTTCAGGCTGTCGTGCGTCCCTTCGGCGCGCATGAGCTGGTCGGGAACATCAAGCAAGGCGACTACAAAATCATCGTCGCCGCGTCGACGCTGACCGCCGCCGGCTTTCCTGGCCCGCCGGAGCGAGGCGACATGGCGGTCATCAACCCGACCATTGCCGCTGGGGACTGGGTGAAAGGCACCGGCCAGCAGCTCACCGTGGAAGATCCCGGCGCCCGCGGTGGCGCTGGGTTCTGGATTCAGGCGCGGGGGTGACCATGGCGACCGATGAGGCGTTTGACCAGATCCACTCCTTTGTGGAGAGCCGCTGGGCCGATGCGGCGCTGACCTGCCCTATCGCCTGGGACAACGAGGAGTTCACCGAGCCGAAGCCCTACGACGCCGACGACCAGCCGCAGCATTGGGGCAAGGTGCTGATCGACGGCAAGCTGTGGAGACTGGAGAGCATCGGCAGCGGCGACCCGGCGGACGAGCGCTGGGAGGAGACGGGCGGCCTGCAGTTCTTCGCCATGGTCCCGGTCGGGACCGGTAGCCGTCGCTGCCGGCAGGTGCTGACCGAATTTGCCCAGATGTGTCGTGGGCAGGAGGCCGGTGCCGTCACCTTCGGCGACATCATTTTCAACCCTATCGGCTCCACCGACGAAGCCGGAAACTGGTGGACCATGAGCATTGAGATCGAATGGAAGCGAGGATGACATGAGCGAACAGGAGCAGAAGCCGACCGTCGTGAAGGGGTTCACCACCCCCTCCCGGCGCTTCGCCGTGGGGCAGACGGTCACGGCGGCGGACGTCGCCGGCCCGGTGCCGTTCGACCGTTGGGTGGAGCTGGAGCACATCGCCCTCCCGAAGCCGGCCAAGGCCGGGAAGGGCAGCAAGGCTGCCCCCACCGAGCCCGACGCCGCCTGATCGGCCCACCTCCGCATTGCATTACCGAGCCGCCCCCTGGGCGGCTTTTTTCATGCCCGGCTGAAAGGAGCCGCCTATGACCAGTTCCAACCGCGTCCGCCTTACCGGCGTCGCCGAGGCGACCTACGGCGTCACGCCGACCACCCCCCGCATGCGGAAGCAGCGCGTCACCTCCATCGGTCTGGCCCGCAAAGCCGACTATGTGGACTCCGACGATCTCCGCGACGACCGCCAGAACTCCGATCCGACGATGGTCGGCGAGAGCAACAACGGCTCGATCGGCATCGAGTGGCATTACCCGGCGGATGGCTCGCTGCTCTCCTCCGAGATCGAGTCCGCCTTCTGCAACCCCTGGGTCAACACTCCCGCGCGCGACAACGACGGCGTCCTGGCCAGCGTGATCCAGGGCATCACCGCCGCCACCCAGGTCGTCGCCGTCGCCGCCGGCGCCCCCTTCGTCGCCGGACAGCTCGTCTATTTCACGGGCTTCGGCCAGTCGGCGAACCGCGGCAAGCTCGCCAAGGTCACCACCGGCAGCGCCACCGCCCCGGCCTTCCAAGGCGCCGGGCTGGTGGACGAGGCATCGCCCGCCGCCGCTGCCCGCATGAAGGTGGTCGGCTTCGAAGGCGCCGCCGGCGACCTGAAGGCGGTGGCGGACGGCCTGACCTCGGAGGCGGCCGGGCTCGACTTCACCACGCTCGGCCTGACCATCGGCGGCTGGCTCAAGATCGGCGACACCGCCGCGGCCAACCGCTTCGACACCGCGGGCACCAACGTCTATGGCCGCATCGTCGGCATCAGCGCCCGCAAGCTGACGCTCGACAACCTGCCGGCCAGCTGGGCGACGGACACCGGCAACGGGAAGCAGATCCGGGTCTTCGTCAGCGACGTGATCGTCAACGGCGTCCAGAAGCGCGGCATCACGTTCGAGCGCGGGTTCCTGGGGCAGGCCACGCCGACCTACATCACGCAGACCGGCAACCGCGTGAACACGCTGGAGTTCGGCGGGAGCGCCAAGCAAAAGGCCGTCGGCTCCATCGCTTTCCTGGGCCTGAAGGGCACCAAGAGCCCCGTGTCCCTGGACGATACGCCCGATGAGGCGCCGGACAGCGCCGCCTTCCCGGCCTTCGCCTTCTCGGCCAACTGCGGCCGCATCGGCGAGGGCGGGCAGGCGCTCGCGAAGCCCAACTTTGCCAAAGCGGTGAAGTACACCATCAACAACAACCTGCGACCGATCGAGGCGTGCTCGAACGGCGACGACACCGCCCCGGCCGCGGTCGACATCGAGGACGGCGCGTTCGACGTCGCCGTGGAGCTGGACATCTTCTTCGGCAACGGCGACGTGCTCGACAAGGTGATGGCGGGCACGGCGACGTCGCTCAACACCCGCCTGGAGAAGGGCGGCAAGGCGATGATCTGGGAAGCGCCCCGCCTGACCCCGCGCGAGGGCGACCCGAACGTAAGCGGCAAGAACCAGGACGTCATGCTGCCGGTGCGGCTGACGGCCAGCAAGGACCCGCTGACCGGCGTCCAGCTCATCCTATCCCGCTTCGAGCTGGTCCGCTGACGAGACCCCGACCGACCACGGGAACGAGGCTGCCCCACCGGGCGGCATGACGGTTCGCGCGAGCCGGGGCGGCGGGGCTTGGTTGGCCCGCCGCCCACCCATCGCGCATCACCGACCAACGACCAAGCGAGAGTTCGATCATGAACACCGATCAGACCAACCTGACCGCCACCGCCACCGCCACCAAGGTGGATGACCTGGGTGACCTGCTGGTGGACGAGTCCGTGCACCGCGACGGCGTGTGGATGAAGCCCGATCCGGATCGCGCGCTGCGCATCAAGACGAAGGGCTTCCCCGATGCCTACCATGACATGCAGGCCCGCCAGCAGCGGACCGCCGCCAAGAGCTTCAACGGCGACGTCGAGAAGCTGCCCGTGGCGGTGAAGCGCCAGATCAACGCCAAGTGTCTGATCGCGCACTCCCTGGTGGCGGTCGAAAACTGCGTCATCGGCGGCCAGGAACTGTCGCTGGAGGAGTTCGCCGAGCTGATCAAGGAGCCGCGCGGCGCCAAGCTGCTCACGCTGGCCTTCACGGCGGCCACCATGGCGCAGGAAGCCCACACCGCCGAGACCGAGGAAGCGGCGGGAAACTGACGGCGGCGCTCCGGGATCACCTCCACCGCAAGAAGGCCGAGAACGATCTGCTGTCCGAGCTTGCGGAGGAGGAACCGGAGATCGCGGCGGATGTGGCGGCCCGCCTCGAGGAGCAAGGGGACGCCGTTCACCCCCACCCCTGGTGCCTGTGGGCCTGGCGGGCGTGGCATGCCCTCACCGACGATCGCGCGTGGCGGGGCGGCGGCATGGGACCGGCCACGCCTTGCCGGATTCCCTGGTCGGTCATCGTGGCCTACGCCGACCGGCACGGTCACGACGCCGACCAGCTGCGCCGGCTGATCTCCGCGATGGACGACGTGTTCCTCGAATGGACCGCGGAGCAGATCGACAAGGCCACCCAGAAGACGGACGGGGCCGACCCGGAGTGAGGCGGAGCCGCCTTGCTCCGGACGGTGCCGGAAGGAGCCGCTCATGGCTGGTGCACAAGCGTTCCGCCGCCGTCTCGACCTGTTCGTGGACCGCACCCTGTCTCCCGAGGCGCAGTCCCGGCGGCTGGCCCAGCGCGCCCGCCAGGAGCGCGATACTCTGATCGCCGGCGGTCGGGCCTCCCCCTCCTACCGCGTGTGGGTGGACGGGCGCGAGGGCGTGCCGGAGGAGGCGGTGCAGCCGGCCAACGGCGGCCGAATCGTCTACCGCTTCAACAGCCTGGGCGCGGTCACCGCCTTCGCCCTGGCCTTCCTGATCGAGCGGTCGCCGCCGCGCTCGACCGCGCCGATCGCCCCGCGCACCGGCAAGACCGCCCATTACCGGGACGGCTTCTACGTCGCCGTGAACGGAAAGTTCATCCCGGCGGCGACTTTCAAACCCGCCGCGGTTCCGCCCGGGGCGGAGATCGTGATCGGCAACACCCAGCCGCACAGCCGCAAGGTCGATGTCCAGCTGGTCGGCATCGAGCCGCTGCGCTTCAGCGTCCCCGCCGGCCTGTTTGATGACGCCGCCAAGGCGGTGAACGCGCGGTACGGCGATTTCGTGAAGGCCAAGCGCGTCTACAGCATGACCTTTCCCGGGCAGTACCGGCTCCGCCAGGAGCAGTTCCGCGGTCACCGCTCCCGCAACCGCGAGGGCAAGCCCGTCGAGAGCCCGGCCCTGATCATCACCTCCCGTCGCTGAGAACCGCCATGGCGCAAGAACAGGTCGAATCCCTCGTCGTCGGGTACGAGGACCACGCCTCCGCCGGCGCGGCCGCCGCGGCCGCCGCGATCAAGCGGGTGGGTGACGAGGCGGTCGTCACGGAGGAGCGCGTCCGCCGGGTAGCCAAGAGCGGCGAGCAGCTCGGGCGCCAATACGGCGAGGTGGAGCGGCTGACCGCCAAGGTGGCGGCGGTCACGCAGAAGTTCCGGCGGGATCTCGACGACCTCGAGGCCAGCGAGAAGGACGCCGCCGAGAAGGCGCGCCTGCGCGCGAACATCCTGGCGCAGCAGGAGATCGCCGTCCAGAAAGCCACCACGGCGCACGAGCGGTGGGTGGCCGGAATGCGGGCGGCGGAGTCCGCGTCCACGGCGCAGGCCGCCGGCGCCGCGGCGGCCACCGCGACGGCGAAGTCCTGGGCCGGCGCGATGGCGCAGGTGTACGAGACGGCCACCACCGCCTCGACCGGCGTCAACGGCACCGCCCGTGCCCTGCAGGCCCTGAATGCCGACCTGCGCTCCGGGCGCGCGACCTTTGCCGAATGGGCGGCGGGCGCGAAGGCACTGGAGTCCGCCCTGCGCGGCATCAGCGCCGCACAGAAGGCGATCAACGACAACACGGGCGTGTCGCGCTCTCCGGTCAACACCGCCGCCATCGGCGAGCTGCGCTACGCGACCACCGGCAAGGGGGCCAGCACCGGCACCACGCTGGCTCTGGTCACCGGCGACGCCGAGGCTTCGGCCCGGCGGCTGAAGGACCTCGAGGCGGCGTTCGGCGCGGTCGACGCCGAGCTGGAGCGCTACCGGGAGGACCTCGGCCTCGTCGACGTGGCCCAGAAGCGCTACCAGGCGGGCCTCGCCGAGCTGGAGGCCACCGTCCGCCGGGCCGGTCTGGCCGAGGAGGAGGGCGCGGCACTGCTCCAGGCCTACGCCGCCGCCCACGATCCGGCGGTGGCGGCGGCCAAGCGTCTGGCGGACGAGGAAAAGGCCGCGCTCGCCCGCATGTCAGCGGACTGGGATGCGGCGGTGCGGGACCGCGAGGCGACCGCGGCGATGATCATCGCCGACGAGCAGGCGACGGCCCGCGCCGCCGCCCAGACGGCGGCGGAGAACGCCAAGCTCGCCGCGTCGTACCGCGCCGTGATGGCCGCGGTCGACCCGGCCGCCGCCGCCCAGCAGCGGTACGACGCGGCGCTCGAGGATCTGCGCGCGGGCGCCGCGGCGGCCGGCAAGTCGGTGGAGGAGCTGGCCGCGGACGAAGAGTGGCTGGCCGCGGCCCTGTCGCCGGCGGCCCTCGCGGCGAAGAAGCAGGAGACCGAACTGCGCTCGCTGGTCGGCAGCCTCGACCGGACGTTCGGCGCCGAGGAGCGGCTGACCAAGCAACAGCGCCTGCTCGATCGCGCGATGACGGACGGCATCGGCGGGATTCGGCTGACCCGTGAGCAGCACGAGGCCCTGTCTAACACGCTGCGCGAACAGCACGCGATTGCCACCCGCACCGCGACCAGCACCAAGCTGGCGGCTCACGAGAGCTTGAACCTGGGCTACCAGCTCCAGGACTTCGTGGTGCAGGTCGGCAGCGGGCAGGGCGTCCTGACGCCGCTGCTGCAGCAAGCCCCGCAGGCGGTCGGCGCGGTCGGCGGCCTGTCGCGCGCCATGGCGCTGCTGACCTCCTCCACCGCCCTCTCGGCGATGGGCATCGGCTCGCTCGTGCTCGGCTTCGGCCTGGTGATCGGGCGGGCGATCATCATCCAGGACGAACTGCGCCAGTTCAACGCGCTGCTCCGCGCGACCGGCGACCAGGCCGGCATGACCGCCGAGCAGCTCCACGGCGTGGTGGACAGCATGATGGGCGCCGGCGCCTCCCGGCAGGACGCCCGGGTGGTCGCGCAAACCATCGCCCGGTCGCGCAAGCTGGTCGGCGAGGAGATCGCCAAGGAGGTGGGGGCGCTGTCCATCGACATGGGCGTCGTCTTCGGCGGGACGGCCGAGGCCGGCAAGATGCTGACCGGATGGCTGACGACCGGCACGAAGGGGCTTCGCGAGCTGGCCGCGGAGACCCAGGCGCTGACGCTGGAGCAGTACGAGTCCGCCCGGTCGGCTCTGGAGCAGGGCGACCGGCAGCAGGCGCTCGGCATCGTCATCGGGGCGCTGAAGGCGCAGTACGCCGGGCTGCACCGCGAAAGCCTCAGCCCCGCCGCGGCGGCGATGGAGGATCTGACCCACGCCTACAACGAACTGATGAACACGGCGGCGCAGCACCCCATCGTGGTCACCGTGCAGGTGGTCGGCGCCGATTTCCTGCGCGGGATCTCGAACTTCATCAAGGACCCGCTCAATTTCGAGTTCCCCACGCCGTTCGGGGGCAGGGAGACGCTCGACTACGAATTTCCAACGCCGTTCGGGGTCGGCAACTGGCTGCGCTCGCGCCGGCCCAACCCCACACTGTCCGAGGGGGCGATCACCGGCAACACGCCGGCGCTGCCGGCGGCGCCGGCCGGAACGCCCGTGCCGGGACGCAAGCCGACCAGCCAGGGGGGCATGCCGCTCGAGGAGGCCCTCGTGCTGTCCGACCTGACCAAGGCGAACGACAAGCTGCTGGTCGCCATGCAGAAGGTCGGGGCCGAGCGGGTCATCGAGACGGCACGGGTGCAGGCGGAGATCGCCGCGCTGAACGCCGGCAAGAGCGAGAAGGCCGCAGAGCTTGAGGGTGCGCAGGCCGCCCGGATGGCGCGGGCCCAGCTCACCCAGGCGGTCACCGACACCAACCGCGCCACCGTGGCGGAGATTGCCGGGGCGCAGCTGATGGCCCGGGCCTACGGTTCGTCGTCGGCCGCGGTGCGCGAGGCCTCGCTGCATCAGAAAGCCCTGGCCGAGGTGGCGCGCGGCACCATCGAGCCCTACGACGCCATCGTGGATCGGCTGCGCCGGGTGGACGATGCCCAGCGCAAGGTTCAGGCCGCGCAGTTCGACGCCACGCTGAGGCAGCAGACCGAGGACGCCGCCCGGCTGGCCGCGGCGTGGGAGAAGGGCGCCGGCGCGGTGCGCGAGGTCACCCTGGCGAACGAGGTGCTGGCCGAGGCCCGCAAGCGCGGGCTGGACCCCACCCGCGACGCGGCGGAGATCCGTGGCATCGGCGAAGCGGTCCTCGCCCGCGACATGGCGCAGCGTGCCGCGCAGTTTGGACAGCTCGCCGACGAACAGCGGCGCGCGGTCGAGGCGGCCAACGCGGAATACGCTCTGCTCGGGCAGAGCAACGCCGCCCGTGGCCAGCAAATCGCCATGCTCCGGGCCGCCAACGACCTGCGGGCCAAGGGCGCCGACCTGACGGACGCCGGCACCCAAGCCTACATCAAGCAGGCCGGCGAACTGGCGCGGGTCAACAGCATCCTCCAGGACGCGGCCCAGACCGCGGCGGACATCGCCAACCCCATCGGCACCGCCTTCGAGGACGTGCTGGTCGGCGCGCAAGAGGCGGGCGACGCCTTCAAGGCGCTGGGCGAGGATCTGCAGCGCATCTTCGTCCGGCAGACCTTCACCAAGCCGTTCGAGACGTTGGTTTCCGGCGAGCTGACCAAGCTGATGGCCGGGCGCGTCGCGGTGGCCAACGACAACACGCCGCGGGCGGCGGCCGACGCCGGCCTGTTGGATCGGATCGTCGGGCAGGTCAACGGTGGGCTGGGCAGCACCGCCAACAACGCGATGTGGGTCCGGGTGGCCGCGGGCGCCGCGGGCGCCGCGGCGCTTGATGCCACCAGCATGGCGACGCAGGGACTGACCGGGCCGGTGCCGGTACCGGTGGCGGTGAAGGACGCCGGGGACCTCGAGGGCGTGATCCAGACCGCCTCCGTCAAATACGGGGTGGACGCCAACACCATCAAAGCGCTTATCCAGCAGGAGTCCACCTGGAACCCCGCGGCCGTGAACCCGCGTTCCGGCGCCGCCGGCCTGATGCAGATCATGCCGGCCAACTGGAGCGCGTACGGCATCACCAACCCCTTCGACCCGGCGCAGAACGTCGATGCCGGCACCCGCATCTTCCGTGAGCACCTCGATCGTGCCGGCGGCGACCTGGAGCGGGCGCTGTCTACCTTCGGTGGCTTCATCACCAAGAGCAGCGACGGCTATGTGGCGTCGGTGAAGGCCAACAAGGCGGCCTACGACCAAGCCGGAGCGGCGACGGTTGCCTTCGTGGGTGCCCAGACCCAAGCCGCTTCGGTGGCGTCCGTGTTCACCGCCACTCAGCGGGCCACCATCGACGCCGCACTTGGCAATCAGAAGGCCACGGTTGAGGCCACCGACAAGCAGGACGCTCTGTCGGATGGGCTGGACCACTTCCGGGAGTCGTTGCGTGCGGAGGCCAAGTCCCGCGACGAAGGGACGAGGGCGACCCAGCAGCTTGCGGAGGCCCAGCAGACCGCGGCGGCGGGCATGGTCGGCGGCACGCAGGCGGCCCTCGGCGGCATCATGTCCCTGTTGGGCGGGATCACCGGTAGCGGCGCTGTCTCCGTCGGCGGCAGCGTCGTCTCTGCCGGCGGGCCGCAGGGCATCGCTTCAGCGCTGGGCAGCGTGTGGAACGGGCTGTCCGGCGGTAGCTTCGGCGACAGCAGCCTTAGCGGGGTGAAGTCCTGGCTGAACTCGACGGCATGGGGCGGAAACGTCGCCTCCAAGACGGCGCCCGTGGCGAAGGCCGGAAACGGCACGCTGGCGGGTGGCGAGGGCGCACAGACCGGCATGGGGACTGCCCCGGCAACGCCTGCGGTGAGTTGGGGCAACGTCGTCGGCGGCGGCATGACCGCTGTCGGTGGCGCCATGCAGATGTCCCGCGCCCAGAACGCCGGGCAATCCATCGGTGGGGCCGCGCAGATGGCCGGCGGCGTCATGATGATGATTCCGGGCCTGCAGGTCGTGGGCGGGTTGGTTGCCCTCGGCGGCACCCTTCTCAGCGCGTTCAGCGACGGCAACAGCCGTGGGGACCCCTATTCCGTCACCAACCTGTCGATGAAGGGCGGACGCTTCACGCGTGGCAGCTTCGACGCTGACAACGGTGGTGACCCGGCGAAGTGGAACAGCGCGGTCGGGCAGATCGCCACCAAGCTCAACGGGTTGATGGACACCTACGGCTTGATCGCCGGGGATCTATCCACAATCGTGGTCGGCGAGCGGAACGCCACGCCAGAGCAAGCGATGCTCCAGGCCCTGCGCTCCATGAAGTCGGACAACGCCGACATCGCCTGGGTGCTGGCGCATGCGGTCGGTGACGACATCGACGCCGCGGTCAAGGCCATCGACTTCGCCAGCAAGTTCCGCGACACCGTGGCCCTGTGGAACAGCGGCATGTCGTCCATCGTCGCGTCCACCCACCAGGGGACCGCGGCGGCGAACGCTTTCGGGAAGTCGATCCTCGAATTCCTGAAGGGCACCGAGAGCACCTACGACGTGGCGGCGCTTACCGCCAAGGTCGGCGGCAAGACCGGCAACGCGGCCCTGGACAAGCTGCTGGCCGGTCTGCCCGGCTACGCCACCGGCACGCCCTCGGCCAAATCCGGCTGGGCGGTTGTCGGCGAAGAAGGGCCGGAGCTGGTCAAGCTGGCCGGCGGCGAGCGGATCTGGAACGCTCAGGAAAGCGCCCGCATGCTGGCCGGGCTCGGGCAGGGCCGCGACACGGAGCTGGTCCACGTCCGGCCGGACGAACTGGCCTGGATGCACAAGACGCTGGGCGGCGGGCGCATCAACCCGGTGACCGGCCTCCCGATGTTTCTCGAAGGCGAGACCGGCGGCGTGTCGGACACCGGGTCCGGTGGCGTCGGCGGCATGGGTGGGAACTCTGAGGGGTTTGGTGGTCACACCGACCGTGACGGCAACTTCACGGCCTCCGAGAACAGCGGCGGCATTGCTGGCGCCATCAGCTCTCTGTCAACGGCCATCGGCAGCCTGTCCCGCTCGGTCGCCTCCGCCCTCGGGCTGGAAGCGAAGGAGACCGCCGTCCTCGGCGGCATGGTCGGCATCACTGGCATTGCCGCCATCGGCGGAATCCGCGGCTTCGCCGAGGCGATGGGAAAGGGGCTCGCCTCCGTGACCGGCCCCGGCGAGGCCCCCGCGGTGGCCGGGCCGGGGGACCCTGGCCTGTCGCCGACCGGTGGAGACTTCGCCGCGGCCGAGGCCGTGCTGACGAAGCTGCTCGACGCGATCAAGGACGATCCGACCGGCGCCGTGGCCAGCGGCGTGATGGGGGGGCTTGAGGCCGGGTCCACCGGCTACACCGTCGCCCAAATCGCTGGCGGCTCGTCCGATGCCTATCTCGCCGGTGTGCGTGGTCAGGGCGGCGAGGCCAAGGTGGCGGCGCTTGCTGAAGACTTGGATGCCGCCGTGCAGTCCATCGCGGCTGCGGGGGTGGCGATTCCCGACGTGCTGCAACAGGCGCTGGAGAAGACCAACGCCTACGCGACCTCGCTCGGCATCACCCCGGCCAGCCAGAAGCGGGAAACGACCGAGCGTCTGTTCAATTCGGCGCTGGGTGAACATGGGCTGAGCACCGAGCGGTACGGCGAGGTGATGGGCGTCGTGCAGAGCTTGGCCGATGGCACCTTCTCGGCGGTCGGGAAGGACTTCCAGGCGCTCGCCGACGACATGGTGAAGTCGATGGCGGCGATGTCCTCCGCCGGCATGCAGGTGCCGCCGGCGCTGCAAGCCGCAGAAAAGCGGATGCTTGCCCTGGTCGCAGCCAAGGCCCGCATCGACGCCGAGGTCGCGGGGGTCACGGACACCGCCACCGACTATCAGAAGAAGGTCGCCCAGGCGCAAGGCTACTGGAGTACCGAGTCCGCCGATCTCGTGAAGGCGATGCAGGCGGTCGGCTACGAGGGCGACGTGCTCAGCCAGAAGCTCGGCGAGGGGTTGAAGAACGCTATCGCCAACGTGAACAAGGAGGCCGCCAAGGTCTACAACAGCGACCTGAACGCGGCGTCGGGCAAGGACTACCTGAACCAGCTCCAGGGCATCCGCGATTGGTTCGACAAGAACGGTCCCGACGTCAACAAGGCGACAGGCGACAACGACGCCGCCAACCGCATGTATGGCGCGAGGGCCGATGCGGTCCTGAAGGACCTCAGCATCGATCAGCTCAACACGGTGATCTCCACGACCGCCGACGACACCATGCGGTCGTGGGCACAGACCTACCTGACCCAAGCTCGCTCTGTGTTCACCACGGACAACGATCTGCGCATCCAGAAGGCGAAGGCTGACCTTTTGTCCGTGCAAGACCCTGAACATGCCAAGGCAGCGCAGCACGCTTACGAATTGCGTGCTCTGGACATTGAGCAGAGCCGAGAACTGGCAAAGTACACGGATGAGGACACTAAGGCCAAAATCCGAAACGCCCATGCGATCGAAAAGCAGATCCTGGTCGAGAAGCAGGCGGCTGAGGAACGCGAGAAGCTGCTGTCGACCGGCAGCAGCGTGCGCTCTTGGCTGGACCAGAAGAACGCCACCGCGGGCACCAGCGTCACCCCGCAGGCCGCGCGGGATGCGGCGCAGGCGCAGTTTGCGCGGGATCTCGCATTGGCGCGCGGCGGCGACGTGGACGCTTATGGACGCCTGACCGGTGCTGCCGACCGGCTGCTGTCGACGCAGGAGGCGCTGACGGCCTCCGGCACCGAGACGCAGACGATGCGTGCATGGGTGATGTCCAGCCTGGAAAACCTGCCGGGCACCAAGAGCTATGACCAGCAGATGCTGGAGGAGCTGAAGAAGCTCGGCGGCTCGGTGAATGTGGCGGTGGAACTGACCACCGTCCGTGTCATCACCGAGCAGCTGAACGCCCTGTCGGACACCGACAAAGCCAAGCTGGTCCAGAGCCAAGTGGTGCTGCGGACGGTGGAGGAGCGGATTGGTCGCTTCCTGACCGACGCCGAGCTGGGGCGGCTGGTGGACAACGCCCTGGTGACCCGCGACGTGCAGCAGACGCTGGGCCGGGATCTCACCGACGCCGAGCGAGCCGCCCTAGTGGGCGGTGGGAACGTTCTGCGGACCGTCGAGCAGCTCATGGGCCGCACGCTGACTGCAACCGAGGTGTCGTCCTTGGTCCAGGCTGGCGCGGTGACCCGATCCGTCGAGCAATCCATCGGGCGGGATCTGACGGCGGCTGAACGGGCGTCCCTGATATCGGGCGGCGATGTCGGCTTGGTGATCGCGCAGAGCCTTGGCCGGAACTTGACCGATGCCGAACGGGCCGCGCTTGTGCAGGCCGGTACGGTAAGCCGCACCATCGAGCAGGCCATCGGGCGGTCGCTGACGCCTGCCGAAACGGCATCCCTGGTGAGCGCCGGGGCGGTGACCCGCGACATCGGTCAGTACCTTGCCCGTGACCTGTCGCCCCCGGAGATCGCGGCGCTGGTGGTCGGTGGCTCGGTGGAACGGATGGTCGCCCAGCAGCTTGGCCGGGACCTGACAGTTGATGAGCGGGCCGGGCTGGTCACGGCGGCGACGGTGATCCGCAGTGTCGAGCAGCAGCTTGGCCGGGCGCTAACCCCGGCGGAGCAGGCGGCCATCGTTCTGCCCGGCTCGGTGCAGCGGACCATCGGTCAGACGATCGACCCGGCGACCGGTGCCGTGCTCATCGCCTCCGGCACCGTGACCCGCAAGGTCACGCAAGATGTAACTGAGACAGTAACCAGTGCAGCGATGCGCGACCTCACTCAGGGCTTCCAGGTAATCCAGCTTCAGGCCACGAGCGTAATCATCAACAAGCTGGACGCCATCGGTAAGCTCGTCTACGAGGCGGGCCTGAACACGGTCAGGGCTATTACTGGAAACTGGCAGTGGGGTAGCAACGTCAGTAGCAGCGGCCCTACGGTGCTGACGACCCGCGAGGCCACGTACTTGGCGCGGTATGCGGACTTGGCGGATGCCTGGGCCGCCGACCCGTCGTTTGATCCCAGCAAGCACTGGGAGATGTACGGCCAGTATGAGAACGGCCGGTATTTCTCGGTCGGCGGTCGGGTGGACGGCCCCGGCACCGAAACCAGCGACGACGTGGCCGCGTGGCTTAGCCGTGATGAGTTCGTGATCCAAGCGCGGGCCGCTCGTGCTGCCGGATACGACGTGATGGAAGCCCTAAATGCCGGCAACCTGATTGCGGCCGCCGACATGCTCACCGCCCGTGTGCGCAACGACGACGGCCCGCGCTTTGCGGACGGCGGACGGGTCGGGTACGAAGCCGGCGGCTTCACGCCTCCGGCCAATGACCTCTGGGCGCCCGACATCACCCCGATCCGGCGGCAGGACTACGCCCCGCAGCCGGGCCGGTCGGGGGGCGATGACCGTGCTGTCGCAGAACTGCGGCTGCTGCGACAGGCCATCGAACGGCTGGAGCGCCGTCTGGAGCGCAACGAGGGCATGGACCAGGAACAGCGGGCCGCCATTGCACAGGAGATGGCGCGGCTGCTCGACCGCGTGGCGGATGCGGCGGAAACCACCGCTCAAAAAGTCAGCGAGAGGCAAGGCTGATGACGACGATCCATCTGATCGAGTTGGACGCCTTCCATCTGGCGTCCGGCCACACCCACCGGTGGTTCCTGGCGACCAAGCCGGGCTACCGGTCCGGTCCCAGCGATACCCCGGCCTCGTTGCCCTGGTTGCCGTTGGTGGGGAAGCCTTCTGATGTCTCCCTGTTCATCGCCAGCCTGGGGGAGACGATGGGGGCCACGAAGGTTTCCTTCGGCAGCGTCGAGCTGGACAACACGCGCGACGCTCAGGGGCAGCGACTGGCGCGGGTCTACGACGTGACGGCGGACGCCTGGATCACCGTCACGCTCCCGGCCCGCCCGCTCAACCCGCTGCTGACCGACTACGCCCTGGCCGGCTGGCCGCTGGTGGAAAAGGTCGTCGAAGAGGGGGCGCCCTACAGCACCGCCCAGGTGGTGACGAGCGTCACCATGGAGATGCCGAACCCGGACAGCAAGCGCAGCACCATCAGCCTGTCGGTGAGGGGCCGGGAAGCCGACTTCGACGATCCCCTGCTGACCGAGAAATACGGCACGAGCGACGGCGAATCCCTGGCCGACCGGACCAAGGAACGGGTGTTCGGTCATGCGTTTCAGGAGCCGACATACCTCGGCATCATCGGCGGGCTGCACCACTGGTCCCACAACGGCGGCCACCCCATCGAGGACGTGCCGGTGTTCTGGGATCGCGCCTTCCGGCTGACCAAGCGCACCACTGGCACGCCGGCAGCGGGGGAGTACAAGCCCGATCCTGCGACGGGAATCACCGTCACCGGCAGCCGCCCGCCCGAACCGATGTGCGAGGTCATGGGCGACAAGATCGGCGGCGTCTGGCGCCGGTACGTCGGCGAGCTGGCCCAGCATCTGGCAGTGACCGTTGCCGGCAAGGTGCCGCTCGCCCGGATGGACACCGCGTCGGTTGCGGCGCTGGATGCCGTGCCGCGCGAGGTCGGCTACGCGATCCCGACCGGCTCCAGCCCGACCCTGCGCGAGTCGCTGGACAAGGTGCTCGGCTCCCTGGCGCGGGGCTACTGGATCGTGACCGCCGATGGCATGCTGACCGTCGGCCGGCTGCTCGCCCCTACGGCGCCCCCGGTCCGTGTCTACCGGCGAGGGATCTCGACCCCCGGCTTGACGCCGCGCAGCACGGACAGTCGGGGCCTGCCGGCGAAGACGGTGACCCTGCGCTATGCGGGGCTGCCGAAGATCGCCCAGACCATCGTCAGCGATGCGACCGAAGCGGACACCCAACTGCATAAGGCGCTGTGGCGCGAGGTGACCAGCACCGATGCAGCGACTGCGGTGGCTTATCCTGGCGCTCGGACGCAGACAGTCGAGACCCTGCTGTGGGACCGCACCCAGGCGACTGCCGAGCAGGCGGAATTCCTGTCGGAGCTGAAGCAGGTCCGGCGCGTCTACGATCTGGTCGCCCAAGACGGCGCCCCCGGCATCGACCGGCGGGCCGTCGTGCAGGTCTTCGATGACCTCGCCGGCTATGAGGCCGGGCGCCTCGTCACGGTCATCGGGCGGATCAACAACGCCCGCAGCAAAATCCCCACCCTCGTCGTCCGGGAGTAGCCGATGGGCTTTGGACTCCTTACAGATCGCAACCGCTGGCCGGCTGCGACGCTGACCAGCAATGCTGATTGGGCGGCAAACAGCCCGCTCGTGTCTTGCCAATCGCTGCCCCTGCTGACCGCCGCGGTGTCGTCGCGGCTCGGCACCGCCGCGAACCCGGTGGTGATCGAGGCGGTGTTCCCTGAGCGCTACGCCTGCACCTATGCCGGCTGGTTCCGCACCAACTTCCGGCAGGCGGCCCGGTACCGGCTGGAGCTATTCGCCTCGAACACGTTCACCAGCCTCCTGTTCGACACGCGGAACCCAACGACAGGCCGGGACCGGGCGGTGGTGCCGTCGCTGCTCGACTGGCGGCAGCTTCGGTGGGGCGACAGCAACCTGTTCCGCGGCGACTTGCCGACCGAGGATTTCGCCCTCTACCCGACCAACATTCATGTGGTGGTGCCCTACTGCCGGGTTGGGTCCTGCCGGTGGACCTTCTATGGGGGCGCTGCGGCGCCGGACGGAACCGACGCGGAAGCCTACAGCCTGGGCTATGGCTGGATCTCCGACAGCCTCCAGTTCTGGCGCTCCCTTGACGCTGAGGACGGCTACGTGTCGACCGACGAGGTGACGCGCTTCCCCGGTGGCGGGGTGTCGGTAGAGCCTGGGACCGGGTACCGCACGGTGACGGTACCTCGGCAGGTCAACGGCAGGCAGATGCGCGACAGCCTGTTCGATCTGGCCCGGCGTGTGGACTATTCGAAGCCGGTGGTCTGGCTCCCCAACATCGACGATCCGGCGGCCTGCTTCCGCTACGGCGGACTCTTTCAGCGGCGTGGCGACCACGCCAACCGCTGGTTCGCCTCCTCCTACACCAGCAGCAGCACCTCGCTTGAGGAGATCACCACATGACGACGCAGAGCGACCTGCGCGCCATCAACGGCGACGTCTACAACCCGAACACCAACCCCGGCGGCCTGGACGGCCCCGGTGGCATGGAGGCCAACTTTCCGAAGGCACTGGGGCTGATCGCCCAGGGCCTGGATGACATGGCGGCATACATCTCGCAGGCTAACTTCCTCGCGGCCCAGGCATCCGTGGCGACCATCCTGCAGCTGTGCCAAGCGCTGGTGGCGCAGATCACCAGCGGCAGCACCACCGCGCTCGCCTTCCCAGGCGTTGACAAGCTGCTGCTGTCGGCGACGGACGTGGTGGCGACGTTCGTTTACGACACCCGCCTTGACGACCGTCTGCCGGACGGCGGGCGGTGGAACGAGCCGGGCCGGTGTTCGGGGACGAGCTGGTGGCACGAAACGCTGGGTACGGCAACGCGCGGCGTGAAGCGGGATTTCCCGGCGGTCGCGCTGCTGGTGCTGCGCAACACCAGCAACGGCTCGGTCCTGACGGTGTACGACGCGCTTGATCTCGACGCGACCGGTGCGCCGCGCCTGTGGATCAGCTTTGGCACGACGGTGTCCGGGACGGTCGCCGCGGGCGCGACCTACACCAGCGTGCACGCGCTGAACGGCACCATCTGGGTAGGGGGGACGACGCAGAACCAGGGGTTGACCGTCATCAGCCTGACGCGGGACCGCTCCTATCGTATGATTTCCGTGGGGGCGACTTACAACGTCGTCTCGGGGCTCGTGAACCGCAACGCCAATGCTGGCATTAGCGGTTCCGTGCCCGCGGGGTTGGCCTCTGCCGACGTCTTCGGCGTGCACGCTCGCGTCCTGCCGGGTGCGCCGCTCGATCAGGCTGGTCTGCCGATCCCGACCGTGGCCGTCGCGACGGCGGGCGGGGCGAGCATCATTCATCCGACCGGCATGGTCGCGACGTTGACCGAGCCAAACGGCGTTTCGCGGGTCCAGTTGAACGCAGACGCGACGGTCACGGTGGGCTATGCGGGCGGAGGTCTCGCGGCGGTCCACGCTTTGCCCTACGCGACCCGCTCGCTCGGTAGCGGGATCGCTCGCCTCTACGGGCATGGCAATTCGATTTCCTCGCCGCAGCTCCGCACGATTGCAGGCGACTTTCAGTACCGCTTGGCCCCCGGTGCGCTGGGTAGCGCGGCGGGGCTGACGCACTTGGCCGAAGACGTGGCCTACCCGGCGCGCGGTATGGTCGCCTACGCAACACCGACTTACGCGACCGGCTGGATGCACGGCAGCACCGTCTTTGCGGCCCTGTGCGATGCGCGGACGGGGGGCATTACTGGGGGCGAACTCGCCCGTAACGGTGACCTTTCTGCGGGCACGAGCGACTGGACGCCGGCCAACAGGGCCGCTCTGTCCGTCGGCGGCGGCAAGCTGCGGGTTGCCCATGCCGGAACGATCAATCCTGCGGCCTATCAGATCGTTGCGACGGTGGTGGGGGAGACGTACCAGCTCGTTGCGGACGCAACCCAGCAAACCAGCGACGCGTGGCAGATCACGCTGACGGACAACACCACCGGGGCGGGCGTTACGACTGGTTTCGTGGCTGGCGCAGCGACAGGCCGCCCTTTGGCTTTTACGGCCACCTCCACAGCCACCCGTATTTCCCTGATCGCAGGCGCTTCAGTCGTTGGGCAGTACTCTGAGTTCGACAATGTGTCTTTGCAGCCTGTATCGGCTGGACGCAGCTATCAGGGCAAGGGCTGTGCCGTCGTCGGTACGCTGCAACGTACTCCGGCGGCCAGCGGCAGCGACGTGGTGATGTGGTCCGGCTGGGCCTCGAACGCTTACCTTGAACAGCCATATAACAGCGATCTGGATTTCGGAACGGGTGACTTTTGGCTTGCCGCTTGGACGACAGCGACAATTGGGACCGTGATCGAGCACGGGACCAGCGGCCTGCCCACTGGGCTTGTGAGGCTGGCAGCGTCCGGGGGCACCTATACGTTCACAGTAGTGGATTCCGCGACCGCCTCTGGTGGCGTGGCGTCCGCCACCCCGACGCTGCTCATCGCCCAACGGGCCGGCGGCGTGCTGGAACTGTGGGTCAACGGCTCCAAGGTCAACACCGCGACCGGCCCAGCCATCAGCACCACTCTGGCCGGCGCCGTCACGCGGATCGGCTGCGCCATCGGAGGCGCGGCGCCGGCGGATGGTGGTATCGCCATGGTCCGCTCTGGCGCCGGGGCGCTGTCGCCTGCGCAAATCCGCCAGATCTATGAAGATGAAGTGCCCCTGCTGCAGGCGGGTGCCAAGTGCTTGCTGGGCGGGACCAACGGCGGCGTGAATGCCATGGACCGCGACCCGCTCACTGGTCGGCTTGCGGTCGGTACTGGCGACGGGGTGAGCATCTTCCGGGGGCTGCGGCGCGTCAGCTACTTCGACGAGGCCGTGCTGGCGGCGACCACTTCGGACGCGGTGCGATCCGTGTCTCTCCGGGGTGGTGCACTGCTGATCGGCACAGGGGCGGAGGTCGGTTTCGTCGCTGACGCGGTGCCCGGCAAGGAGGCGATCTTTGCCGGCGATGCTCGTCCAGTCGGTAGCGGCTTCTCGGCCCGCGGCGTCACGACCGACGCCACGCCGCTCGATCTGGCGTCGCGCATCTTCGTGGGCGAACGCGAAACGGTGCTGGTTGAGGCGCGCATCATCGGTAGGGTTTACGGCGTCGCGGACACGGAGCGCCTGACATACGTTCGCCGGGCGACCTGCTACCGCGATGCCGGCGGCAACGTCACGCTCCAGGGCGCCGCCCAGAACGTGGGCTCGGACACTGAGGTGACCAGCACCGCCGACGCGTCTCTGATCATCGACACGGCGGCCCAGACCATAGCGGCCCGCGTGACCGGCGTGGCCGGCAAGCGCATCCGCTGGGAGGCCAGCATCACCGTCACCCGCATCAGCGAGGAGAACAACTATGCAGCCTGACCAGCTTCCAGACGCCTACAAGGGCGGTCGCCTGCTGTACCGGTGGAAGTGGGTGCAGATCGTGCCGGCGGTGCTGGACCCGCTGACCGGTGACGAGCTGGTGCCCGCCGTCTTTGGCCCGCGCTGCCCGGAGCCGCCGCTGGATGTGTTCGCGGCGAGCGCTGGAGAGATCGAGGCGGCGCTGTGCGGAAATGCCGAGGTCCGGGCGCTCGTCACCGCTGCGCTCCCGCCGGCCGACCCCGTGATGATCCGGGAGTTCGACCGCGAGGGAAACGTGACTGCCACCCGCGAGGTGATCCCTGAGCCGCCCGCCGCCCCGGTGGTGCCGCTGGACGAGTTGAAGGCCGCCGCGGTGGACCTGATCAACCAGCGTGTCGGCGAACTGCGCGCCCAGCACATCACCGTCACGGTCGGGCAAAGCGCGACCTACCTCGAAAAGCAGGACGAGGCAGCCCGGCACGCGGCGGGAGACAGCGGCCCGTTCCCTTACCTCCAGGCTGAAGCCGCCGCCACCGGCTCCACCCTCGCGTCGGTGGCCGCGCTGGTCCGCGCGACCGCAGGCGCCTGGACCGGTGTGAACGCCGACCTTGAGGGCAAGCGCCGCGCTGCGGTTGAAGCCGTCAAGGCCGCCCAGACGCCTGTCCAGGTCTACCAAGCCTGCACCCACCTTCGGGCCTGACCGCCCGCGACAAGACTCCCACTCCATCCACGATCCCGGCGCCCGCGAGGCGCCTTTTCTATGCCCGCGCCACGGCGCCGGGCCGCAGGAGGTCCCATGCCCGATCCATCGTCCGCCGCCGACGGCGGTGTCCTGTCCAACATCTATTCGCAGATCGCCGCCGGGGTCGGCGGCAGTCTCGTTGCGTGGCGACTGCTGGTGTCCTTCGGTCGCCAGGACCGGGCCGCGAAGATGGAGGCGGAGATCCGTGCCGACCTTCGCCAGCAGATCGCCGACCTCCGCGCGCAGGTGGTGCAGCTCCAAGCCAACATTGCCGACATGGCCCACGAACGGAACGAGGCCGTGAAGGTGCGCGGCCAGCTCGAAGCCCGCGTCGGCATGACCGAGGAGCGGCTTGCCGCAACGCGGACTGAGCGGGACGAGGCCCGGACTGCGTTGGTCCGAGTCCAGCAGGAGAACGAAAACCTGATGGCGACGAACCAGCGGCTGGTCGAGGAGGCCGCGGTCGCTGAGGCTGAAGCCCGCGGGGC